ATGCGTTTATCAATGCCACGAAAGGAATTGACCAAGAGTTTGAAGATTACCAAAAGGAAACCTTTAACACCAAAGAGAAATGAAAGAACAATTTATGCGGATAGCAATGGCTCGCTTACGAGGCGTCTATCCTTTCAAGCCACAACGCCGAGCAGTAGCCGCAAAGATGTGGGTTCGGTTTGTTGACAAGAATCTTGCTAAAAAGTCCGTATGCGCTAACCACGCACGCTGGCAAGACGAGGAGGTGGAATTGAATAAGCGTATGAATATCATTGGGCAGAACGGAAATACAGCAGATGGCTACCTTAAAATTTGCGTGAGTTGTAATAAAGAAAAGGCGTTTATAGATTTCTCAAATAACAATGCAAGCCCCGACGGTAAGCATTCCTATTGTAAGGAGTGTTCAAGCCAAAAGAACAAAGAGTGGCGAGAGAAGAATTCTGAAAAGAATAAGCAGACTATAAAAAAATGGAAAGAAGCCAACCCTGATAAAATTAGAGAGTACAAAAGAAAGCGCAAGCCAACCGAAAAAGAAAAGGAGGACAAGAAGCGTTGGAATGAGAAAAATGCTGAAAAATTAAAAGATTACCAAAAGCAGTACAAGAAAAAAAATCAAAAGCGTTTAAGCGAGCTTGAGCAAAAGCGCAAGCAATCTGACCCTGTTTATAGAATCATTTGCAACATTCGCTCAAGAGTTAGTGATTTTTGTAAATCAATATCTCAAAACAGGAATTTAAGTGCAACAAAGTCAATAGGATTGAATCGTGAAGATTTTAAGAAATATATGGAATCAAAGTTTCAAGAAGGTATGACTTGGAAGAATTATGGCCAATGGCACATTGACCACATTAAACCACTTTCGTTAGCAACAACCGAGCAAGAAGTAATGGAATTAAACCACTACACTAACCTGCAACCTATGTGGGCAGTTGACAATATAAAGAAGTCAAACAAGTATGAAGAATCACACTAAAGTTTACTTAAAGGCAATGGGGCTATCCGCTTTGGAATTTATCCCTTGCGAGGTGTGCAATCGTAGAGCCGTCGACATACACCATATCGAACCCCGTGGTATGGGAGGCAGTAAACTTTTAGATACGCCAGAGAACTTAATGGCGTTGTGCCGTGAGTGCCATCACGAAGCCGACTTTGGTGTTGAGTTGTCAAAAGATTTCCTTAAGTTTGTCCACCTAAAAAAGTTAAACGGATGACAACAATCAACTCACTCTCCGGGGGTAAGACCTCCTCTTATATTGCGGTGAACTACCCGGCAGACGTTGAGTTGTTTTCTTTGGTTCGTACTTCGGATGTTGAATGCAAGTTCCCTGATGATAAGGTTAGGCAAATGGTATCCGACCGAATTGGACAAGAGTTTATTGGGACGTTAGAGCAAGATGCGATTATATACACAATGCTCGACCTTGAGCAATTCTTGGGACGCAAAATCACTTGGATAACTGGCAAAACATTTGACGAGGTAATAATCCAAGGAGTAAAGAAGAACGGTGAGGCTTACAAATACCTTCCTAACGTAATGCAACGCTTTTGCACCGTAGAGATGAAGGTTAACCCAATTAAGCGTTGGTGCTACGAGAATACAGAACTACCCGTTGAGATGCGCTTGGGCTTCCGTGCAAACGAAGTATCCCGTGCGGCAAAGATGATAGAGCGAAGGAAGGACGATGGTATTGAATGGGATAAATTCTCTATAAGCAAAAACGAGAATGGCCGCAACAAGTGGAAAGAGCTTCCGTACCGACTAACTCGTTTCCCTTTGATTGATGATAGAATTTTTAAGGATAAGATAGAAAGCTTTTGGGTAGGCAAGCCAGTTCGGTTTGCTTATATGAATAATTGCGTAGGTTGCTTTCACCGAAACGAAATACTGCTCAAACATATGAGCGATAAGGAGCCAACGAAGTTTAATTGGTTCGCAAAGCAGGAGACGGACAAAGCAAGATTCAAAAAGGAAATATCATACGAGGCAATCAAACGCCACCGCTTGCAATTTGATTTATTTGATGATGACTTTAACGAATGTGATTCTGGATACTGCGGACTATGATAACAGCTAAACAACAAGCCGAATACCTCGTAAGTATTTTTATGTTCTCTAACGAGCCCGTAAGATGCGCTATGGTATTTGCAGAGGAAATGTGGAATGAGACGGAAGCAACCTTTTGGCTCGAAGTAATAAACGAACTCAAACAATGATTCATATCATTACCCCTTGTTCCCGCCCGGGGAACTTAACAACAATCAAACAAACCATCCCAGAGGATTGCAGTTGGACGGTAGTCGTTGACGAGAAAGCAGCAGGCGAGTTCCCAAACGGAATTACTTACCTACTCCCTAACGTATCCGGTAGTTGGGGTCATCCACTTCGGAACGTCGGTATGGAGTTTATATTGGCTCTAAAGGCCAAAAGAAGCGATTACATATACTTTCTCGACGATGACAATATCATACACCCAGATTGGTACGAAGCCGTTAAAAACGAATCTTATCCGTTTATCACTTGGGGGCAGGTATTCAAGAACGGCCAACCAAGACTCCACCCAACAAAAGAGCCAAGAGTAGGCACAATAGATACCGCTTCTTTTATGGTTCGTTGCGATGCAATCGGAGATGTAAGATTCGGAAACGAATACGAAGCGGATGGCTTATTTGCTCAACAAATGGCTAAATGGAATACCAAGACGCTCGATGCCTATCTTTGTTACTATAACTACTTGAAATGAAAGTCCTTTGCCTTGGAGACCAACAATCCGGCGTTGTGTACCACCGGATTTACAAGCCCTTCACTCTGTTAAAGGAGAAAGGGCTTTTAGATTTTCAGATACTCAACTACAAACAGCCAATACCAGAAGCCGATTGGGAGGACGTTACCCACGTTATCTTTTCCCGTGCGCTTCCGTTCTCCGGTGAATCCTTTGCTAACTTCTTTGCTATCTGCAAAGCAACGGGCAAGAAGGTTATCATCGACAATGACGATTGGTGGCACTTGGCATTAGACCACCCCAGCAAAACAACATACGACAAAGCAAACCTATCCGGGCGGATTGTAAACTCTATGTACTTTGCAGACGAGGTATGGACTACCCAAAAGTATTTAGCCGATAAGATTAAGAAGGTAAACCGTAACGTACATATCATTCCAAACGGATTAGACCCCGCAGACCCGCAATGGCAAATAACCCGTCAAGAATCAGACGAGGTGCGCTTTGGTTACGTGGCCGGTATATCACACCTGCCAGACCTTGTACAAAACAAGATAGACCTTTCCCCTTACGAATCCTATGTTGCTGACCTTGGTGGATACCCCGAAGCCTCCAAAGCAAGATTCGCATTACAAACACAATCCCCAGAGGAATACGGAAAACTATACCAAGCGTTTGACGTTGCCCTTGCCCCATTACTCCCAAGTGAGTTTAACCGGTGTAAGTCAAACCTAAAAATGGTAGAAGCAGGGTTTGCAGGTTGTGCGTTAATTGTAAGTGATGTAGCACCGTACTCGCAACACCTAAACGATAAGAACTGCATCGCCGTAAAACATAAGGGCGATTGGAATAAGGCAATTAAATACCTACACGAGAACCCAAACAAAGCCGGGGATATTGCCTTAACGCTTCACGAGGATATGACCACCAACTTCAACATTCACGACTTTAACGACTTGCGTTTGGAGCGTTTGCAGAAGTTGAGTTAATTATTTAAGAAATAAAATAAAATATGCCAAAAGGAAATCCAAACCTCGTTAAAGGTGGCCCGCCCTTGAATCCTGCTGGCCGCCCACAAGGCGCACTCAACAAGTCAACTACCAAGATTCGGGAAGCATTCCAAAAGCTTATCGAGGATAACTTGGAGAATATGACCATCTGGTTATCTGACGTAGCAGCAGAAGACCCAAAAGCAGCTCTTGACATTCTAAACAAGATGGCGGAGTACACAACTCCCAAGCTGGCAAGAGTCGAGAACTCACACGAAGTATCCGAAGAATTAACTTCAATTAAGGTAGAGATTGTCCGTTCTGGAAGTCAAGACAAGTGA